GGGTCCGCCGCAGCCAAATGTGACATCGGCCAGTTCTCGGGCGGCGATACCATCGGCTTGTTCGACACAAGTGTGGCAGGGCTTGGACATGTTTCTCTCACCGGCGCAGGAGCCCAGATACTGTTGCCGCAGACGGGCCGGACGTATGTGTTCCAGTCCGTCAGTCCCTTAGAGCTGTGCGTGTCAACGACGGGATGGCCCAGCGGCCTCGACTCCGGGCTGACCGAAGGTGCCGCTGTATTGATCTTCACGGTCGCCACCCCGGTCACGCCGTGAACGAGGCCACCGATGGCTGAACGCAAGATGCCATGATCATGAACGAATGGATTCGTATCCAATCTTGGCACGTTGTTCGTAACTGGACGCGAGTTCCTGGCCGCGCGGTAACGATGTGTGGCCGATCATCGGTCGGGGATACAGCTTTCCTTGTGAGGGATGGCGGCCAGCTTGATCTTGATCATGCCAAGCCGTGTAAGACTTGTTGGCGTTTCGTCGTTAAGGATGGGACTGCGTGAGAACAGTTCACGACTATGTGAAGCTGGAGCGGGAATATCTCAACGGTAAGATGTCCATTCGGGAACTGGCCAAGTCCCATGACATCAAGAGTTATTCGACCCTGGCAGCATATGCTCGCTCACACGGTTGGTATAAACGCCGTGACAAGATTAAAGAGCGGACCGAAGAGAAGGTCATCGAGCGTGTCTCGGAGCAAGTCGCCGAGGCTGAGACCGATGAGTTGATGCAATTCCGCTCCGAGGCGCTGGCAGTGGCCAGGGCCAGCATTTACAGATATGCACAGCAGATGCAAGATCCGCTCTTTCGAATTTCGGCAGCGGAACTGGTGAAGATCGTCAATACAGGCTTGCTCATCCTCGGTGAGCCGACGGCCCGAACGGAGGAGCGACGTCTTGAACTTACCGGAACACTCGGGGAGCTACCACCCGAGTTCCTTCGACGCTTGGTTGAAGCAAGCCGGCCTGGACGGATTATCGCCAGCGGATCAGCAGACGCTCTACCAGTTGGCCCTACGGGAACTCGCCAAAACTGATCCACTTGCTTTTGGTGAATACGTCTACGGATATGTTCCAGCCGAGCATCACCGCGAGATGGTCAACTTCATCGAAGAGGCCGTTGAGCATCAGGCTAATGCTGTTGTTCTTGAGCCGCGAGGCGGGGCGAAGACAACCTGGGGAAATACCATCTTCCTGGCGCACTACATCGCGACGCATCCAGATGCTCGGGTCTGCCTCGTTAGTAACACCGCGCAGCAGGCACTCGATTTCTCCAGAGCCATTCGCGGCACCGTCGAGCGCAATCAGAAGTTTCATGAACTATTCGGCAATCTGGTCTCACCATCGAAATGGACGAATGCCGAATGGATTCGCAAGGACTCACGCTGGATCGAAGAATCCTATGTGACGATGTACGCCGCCGGTGTCGGTGGTGCCATCCTCGGCAAGCGGTTTGACCTTATCCTGGCCGATGACATCCTTGACGAAGAGAACACGACCAACACCGACCAGCGCGACAAGGTCGAGAACTGGTTCCTCAAGACCCTGTTGCCGACCCTTGTCCCAGACGGCTCGGTCATCGTCCTGGGGACACGCTGGGGTGAGGATGATCTCTACCAACGTCTGACTGACCCGGTCGCTAAGAGCGGAAAAGGTTGGAGGATGCTCCGACGGAAAGCTCTTGAGGGGCCCGATGGCGGCCCGTATCAGAGCTACTGGCCGGAACACTGGCCACTGCAAAAGCTTCTCGACAAGAAAGCTGAGCTTGGATCGGCGCTCTTCAGCTGCACCTACCAGAACGATATCTCTGGCCTGATGCAGGGCAACATCTTTCGCCGGCCGTTCAAATACTTCAATGCCTTAGATCCCAGCAAGCAATACACCATCCGGATGGGTGTTGACCTGGCCAGCTCAGAACGCGAACGGGCTGACTTCACTGCTCGTTGCACCGTCGCCGAGGATACCGAGGGTAACTTCTATGTGCTCTCGGTCTACCGCGACAAGCGGGAGACCCATCATGCCGAGTTCGTGTACGAGGGCTGGCTTGCCTATTCGAACATGGCCATGGTTATCTGCGAAAGCCAGCAGTTTCAGAGCACCCTCATCCAGGAAGTGATGAGCGATTACCCGCGTATCCCTATCCAGGGCAAAAAGTCCGATGTGGATAAGGTCACTCGGGCGCGTGCCGTGGCGGCAAAATATGAAGGTGGAAAGATCTGGCACGCAGAGTCGCTCAGGGAGAGTGACTTCGAACGTGAACTGCTGAGTTTCCCGAAGGGTCACGACGACATGGTCGATGCTCTTGGGTTCTCCATGGACATGGGTGGTGGGGGGTTCTTCTTTGGGAGCCTTCGTGTATGAACCTACCGTTTCGCGACGGTGCCCGCGAGGTGCCAGACCACATCGCCATCTGGATGACCGATATCGATACAGTTCGCTTGACGTTTGAGGAGGCGATCGACCAGATGAACAAGAAGATGGAGCGCGATTACCTCAATCGGGCGGCCGATCGGGTTGTCTCCAGTCACTTCCAGCGGATGAATCGTGAGTAAACGCAGGTCTCGCCAGCAGACGCAGGGCTCCTCGCGTGCCATTGCGGTGAAGGCTGCCCCTCAGCGTGAAGCATCACCAGCGGCCATTCCGGCTTCATCTTCAGCGGTTACGTTCAATTCAGCTGGTGGTCAGCTATTCGGCCCGCGTGGCCGTGTCGGGAAGGCAAACGTCCAGCTGTTCCGTAACTGGTCTGAGCATTCGGAATGGGTTCGTGCTGCGATCAACGTTCGCAAGAGCCAGATCGCAGCAGCTGAATGGGACATCGTCCCGTATGACAAGAAGAACAATACATATGACGAGGCGACAGCTAAGAAGCTACGCCGTCTATTCGATCGCCCGAATCCACAGCTCGATTCCTTTCGGAGCTTTATCGAGCCGGTCATCGAAGACATCCTCGTGCTTGATGCTGGGGTAGTCGAGAACGTTCGCAATCTCCGTGGCCAGATTGCGCAACTGTGGGGTGTTGACGGCGGAACTATCCGTATCAACGCGTTGTGGGATGGCGCCGATCCGAATGAGCCGCGCTACTTCTGGTATCCCGATTATCAGATGCGCCACGCGTTTCGGAATGACGATATGGTCTACATGATGGCCAACCCAGCAACCTATCGGGTGGTTGGGTTGTCACCAATGGAAACCCTCAAGATGACCATTGATGCCGAGCTGGCAGGTCAGACATACAACAATCGCCAGGTGACAAACGCAGCTCCAGACGGGATGCTCGATCTTGGTGAGGGGGCTCGCCCAGAGCAGGTCGCAGCATTTCAGAGCTACTGGCAGGCTGAGGTCGCCGGCAAGGGTGCGATGGCGTTTCTCGGCGGTAGCCGCAATGCAAAGTTCGTGCCGTTTAGAAGCTCGAACCGCGACATGCAATTCCTTGAATGGCAGATGTTCCTGGTCCGAAAGATTGCTGCGGTATTCGGAATCAGCCCGCAAGACCTCGGACTGACGATGGATGTCAATCGCTCTACATCCGAGGTCCAGGCCGAGAACACTGAGGACCGTGGTCTTCGCCCATTGCTTGCACTCATTCAGGAGTATCTGACACGCGAAATCGTCTGGGACGAAGCGTTTGGTGGGCCAGAGAACAACCTCGCCTTCAGGTTTACTCGTCTCAATTTGAAGGAATCACTGACCCGGGCCCAGATGTACAAGCTTGGGCTAGCCGGCGTGTCGTATGTGACGATCAATGAGGTTCGGATTGACTCTGGTCGTGAGCCGCTGGAGGGTGATCAGTACGATGAGTTGATGGTTATCACGCCGACCGGCGCAGTCAGGCTCAGCGATGTCCCGTCGGCCCGCGAGGCACTTGAGGGCACTCCGACGGCCCCGTCGCAACAGCCTGGTTCGAATGATCCATCACCGAGGAAAGACCTGATCAGCTAGGAGCCTGCATGTACGCCGGGAAACGTATCGTGGTCTGCATCCCGTATGGTCGTCGCCGGACCGTCAGCATTCTCTTGAACTACCTGAGACGCGACAGGGGCATCATCGATGAGGTCCAGTTCTGGATGAACACTGACCCCACAGGGCAGGAAGACGATGTCGCGTGGGCGCACGAGCAGGAGGCCATCTTTCCTGGCTGGGTGCGCTGTGTGCCCAATCCGAGTAAGGAAGTCCTGCATCCCAAGCAGTACAACACCGGGTTCTTCTACGAAGTCGCGCAGGATGCCGGGACGTACTACTTCCGGTTCGACGATGACATCGTGTACGTCCATCCGCGCTACTTCGAGGAGATGGTGAAGTTGCGGGACGCCCACCCCGAATACTTCCTCATCATGGGCAACATCCTCAACAACGCTGTCATCAGTTGGATCCACCAGCAGGCAGGGCGCATCGGTCGCGAGCACGGAGTCGTCGGGTCGGCGTGGTGCATGGATCCTGTCGGCTGGGGGTCGTTGGAGTTTGCCATCGCCCTGCACAACCAGTTTCTCAACTCCGCGCGTGATGGCGAAGTCGATAACTGGCTCTTTGACAAGCCGTGGCCGCTCGATGGACGGCGGTTCTCCATCAGTAACTTCCTGTGGGTCGGCGATAGCGTCAAGATGTGGGGTGGCCCGACGCATAACCGCGATGAGGAGATCTTCCTGACTGAGGAGTGGCCCGCCTACCTCCGCCAGACAAACGTCGTGAACGGCCGCGCACTCGTCGTCCATTACTCGTTCTTCACCCAGCGTGGTCTGGATTCGACCGACGTCCTCGAACGTTACATGGCGTTGTCAGAAGATGTGCTATCACATAGCTACTACGAACTGCTGGGGCAGGCACAATGAGAAGTGTTCTCGTCACCGGTGGCAATGGCTTCATCGGCCGATATGTCGTTGAATTGCTCATCGAACGCGGGTATGAAGTATCTGTTTTCGACACCCGCTGGCGGGAACCAGTTCCGGGGGCCAAGCTCGTACTTGGAGACTTGCGAGATTCGACTGCTGTAACTGAGGCGATCGCTCATGCGGATGGAGCTATCCATCTGGCTGGAGTTCTCGGGACGCAGGAAACAATCAGTAACCCTCGTCCAGCTGCTGAGACGAACATCCTTGGCGGACTGAACATCCTCGAAGCCTGCGCTCAGTACAACGTGCCGTTGGTCAATATCGCGGTCGGCAACTTCTGGATGCAGAACACCTACTCCATCACCAAGAACACCATCGAGCGGTTCGTGGAGATGTTCAACAAGAACCGCGGAACGCGCATCACCACGTTGCGGGCGCTCAATGCCTACGGTCCACGGCAACTCGCCGCAGCCCCGTACGGGCCATCCAAGGTCCGCAAGATCATGCCCAGCTTCGTCTGTCGTGCGCTCTCTGGGCAACCGATCGAAGTCTACGGTGACGGCACCCAGATCATGGACATGATCTACGTCGGCGACGTGGCCAGGGCGCTCGTCAACGCGTTGGAACATACCAATGAGAACGGGGCGATCACGACAGTTCTCGAAGCCGGGTCAGGTCGCGCGACGACTGTCAACGACATTGCGATGACGGTCATCGAAGAAGTTAGCCGACAAACAGGCAGTGTCTCGACGCTCGTTCATCTTCCGATGCGTGCTGGTGAGGATGAGCATTCCATTGTTCTAGGTCATCCCGACACACTAGCCACAATCGGACTTGATGGGTCGGACTTCGTGTCGCTGGAAGAGGGGGTTAAGCGTTCGGTCGCGCATTTCAGGATGATCCTGTGATCTCCGTCATCATTCCGACGTATAACCGGCCCGATCTGCTTATGAACCGGTCTATCCCATCTGTCTATGCTCAGACGGACGGGGACTGGGAGCTGCTGGTTGTTGGAGATGGGACGGACCAAGCGTCAGTCGATGCAATGACTGAACTGTGCGCTAAGGATGCCCGGGTTCGGTTCTGGAACCTTCCTCACGCGGAGTATCCAGATACTCCGAACTACTGGGATCGCTGGGCGATCCTGGGGATTGATGCCATGAACTGGGGACTGGAGCATGCCAAGGGCGAATGGATCAGCCTGATGGATGACGATGACGCTCTTGTCCCAGCTCATAACGAAATCTTGTTGCGGGCCGCTATCGAAAACGATGTCGACTTCGCATATGGCATCAGCCAAACATTCAAGGGTGACCCACCTGGCTTTACCGGGCAACTCTATGGAGACTGGCCAGTTCGAGATGGTGCCTTCTGCGAAGGGGCGAACATCTATCGTTCCAGCTTGCCGTATCGATACGACAAGGACTGCGTCAAGCGGGGTCGAACGCGCGATTCGGATATGTGGCAACGGATGCGTGATGACGGTGTTCGGTTCCACTTCGAACGACAGGTCGTGCATCACTACTACAGGAACTATCCGTGATACCAGTCCTGGGCGTTCCTACGCTGTGCCGGACTGATCTTCTGAAGAAGATGCTCGGGTCGGTTGATACCGAGGTCGGTGAGACTCTCATCATCGATAACGGTGGGCGTGTCACGGACGATATTCCAGGAACCGTCATCCGACTTCCGCATAACATTGGCGTTGGGGCGTCGTGGAACCTCATCTTCAAGCTCACGCCGAGGGCTCCATGGTGGTGCATCGTCAATGACGATGTGACCTTTAACCCTGGGGCGCTTGATTCCCTGGCCACATTGATGGCAAATGAAGACGCCAAGATCGGTATCTTGGATGGGTTCTCAGCCTTCGGTGTCAATCAGAAGGCGCTTTCTCGGGTGGGATTTTTCGACGAGAATTTTCATCCAGCCTACTGTGAAGACAACGACATGAACTGGCGTGCTCGGCTCGCCGGCGTTCCGCTCGTCGATCTTCAAGGGCATACGCATCACGAGGGATCAGCCACGATTCGCGGAAACCGCTGGTACCACATGCAGAACAGCGAGACGTTCTCGGAGAACCTCGACTACTACAGCCGCAAATGGGGCGGTAAGCCTGGACAGGAAGTCTTCACAACGCCGTTCAACGAGGGCGGCGACACGGCGAATATCCGTCTTGAAATGAGACGGCTCAACCACTCTGCCTGGGCTCGACCTGCTCCAGGAACATCGTAGGAGGAACCATGGCCTCGATTGCAATCACCCCAGTCTCTGGCAGCATCACGCATGCGAGTACGGTTTGCCGTATCGATGTGACTGCTGCCGAAGACAACGATGACACGGCGTACAACGCCGCTCTCTACCCGGCATCACCGGCGCTCGTCTACTACCTGCTGATTGACGGCTCCGATGATGACGGCAAGAGCTATGCATTCACGCCGGCTTCTGACGGCACACACACCTTCAACAACTACATCTTTCCGGCTGCTGGTAGCTACACCGTTCGTCTTCGTGACAGCTCTGACGACAGCGATATCGCAACGCTTGGTGTCACGGTCGCCTAGCGATGAAGGAAGCCGTCATTTTCACTAACCGGCTTTGGTACTGCCCGAACTGCACGACAGAGGTCATGCTTGTTTTCCCAAAGCCAGGCCAGACGCACCTCCACACGTGCTCTGGGCTGCGTGGGCTCACTGCTCCTTTGCTTCTAATGGGTACACGAGCCAAGGTTGAAGCACACGAGCGTGAAGATTACGTTGGGAACGACTCGGTCCAAATGGATATCGACGGGCGTCCAATCATGTCTGTTGTAACGACTCGTGACGATGGCCAGGACGTTGTCGTGTTTGCCCCAACGGCGACCATCAGGGCATAAGGAGAAGATCTATGAGCAAGGGTGGAGCTGGGTCCGGTTCGGCAGAGGATGTCGATATCACGACGGTCTCGAATGACGACATCCCCATGTTGACCCCCGAAGAGGCGCGAGCAATCGCGCTTGAGGAGGCAGCGGCGCGAGTGGCCGGTTGTCAGGCACGTGTAGACAAGGCCAGAGAGCATCTGGCCGGCGCAGAAACCGCCCTGGCCCTGGCCATTGCGGAGCAGGAGGCAATCTGATATGGCATGGACCAATAGCAAGATCTTCTCGTCGTTCATCACGGACGTCCTGAACAACACGACCGCGATGGACCTGAACACGGACGCGCTCCTTGAGGCGGCACTGTTCGACAACACGATTACCCCATCCCAGACCGTCGCTTCGGCCGCTGCCGCATACGGTGCGGGCGTCTGGAACGCCGGGGGCGTCGTCGACACCGGCACGAGCGCACCGGCTGGCTGGCCTGCCCTTGGTCGTCCGCTGGCTTCGGTAACATCTGTATTTTCGTCGAATGTCTATACATTCGATGCCGCAGACACCGTCTCAGCTAACGCAGTTACGACACTTACCAATGCATATGGCGTGTTGGTCTACGACCACTCGATTGCGACACCGGTCGTAGACCAGGCCATCTGCTATAACTACTTCGGTGGTGCCAATACCGTTACTTTGGGCACTTTCACGATCGTTTGGAACGGGTCTGGCATCTTTACTCTGACCCTGTAGCACTTCGCCCACCCTAACCCTCTGAGGTAGCAGAAGTGCGAGGGTAATACCATTTCCGACAACAAGACGCTCCCTGCGACCGGCACCGGCACCGCCAACATCGTCGTCGCCACGCGCACCGTCACCTATTCGGGCGATGCTGCCGATGTCCAGGTCGTCGGGATCGGCGCGTTCGCGGGGTCGGACGATGCCAAGACGGTCGTTGATGTCCCGGCTGGCGGCGGGGTCGAGGCG